TTATTTAAAATGTGCTCCTTTATAGCGCTCTTTTTTTTGCCCTTGAGAGCTTGCCACCCTTTCTTTAACTGTCCTATTTTTAATAAGACAATATAAAGACAACAAAAAGCCCATCGTCCCTAAAGATACAAACAAGATTCCAAGTACCTTAATGTATAAGCAATCATCTTCTGTGTCTTGAGTATTATTTTGTATAGATTGAAAACCATCCGCAACATCTCTATCGTCAATTGCAATCTCTAACTTGTTTTTGTCAGCCGAAGTTTTTTGAACATTAACATTATCACTAGAATTAACGTTGCTTTTTCTTTCAGATTCATTGACTTTGCTTTCAACTTTTTTCGTTTGCGAAGGTGTTGCCTTTTTCGTTGATTTATCTGATTTTTTATCATTTTTTACTGATGTTTCCAGTTTCTCAGAAGAGTTGCTTTTTTTACTGGTGTCATTATTTTTGTTAGAGCTTTCTGTAACCTTTGCAGAAGTTTTCTTTGTTTGTGCCTTAGTGTCATTTTTACCGGCACTTTGAACGCCCTTTTTCGCGGTAGCTACGGAATTGTCAGGTTTAGCTTTTGCAGTAATTTTAGCTTGATTTGATTTGTTCGCAACGTTTGATTTGTTTGTAGCAGCAATAGCAAAAGTACTACCAGACACTAAAACTGATATTACAACGGAAATGATTACAGTTAGTTTATAAAATTTTTTCATTTAGAAACCTCCACCTAAAAATAAACTTTTAAACAGCTTAAAAGCGTATTAACTTAAAGTTTATAACATACTTTTATATCATACCACAATAATACAAAAAAAGCCATTTTATTTTGGATAAAAATAATTTTTTGAAATTTTATAAAAGTTTCCCCTTTGAAAGCAAAAAACTAAGTTTTTCGCTTTTATTTTGAAAAGATTTGTAGAATATCAAAATATAAAATCATAACTAACATATATAATTTAATTTTCTTAATAAATTAAAATTCTACAAAAGAAGGAGGAAATGATGAAAAATGAACTTAGGAAAAGGTTAACCCCTAGAGAAAAACAATTTTGTTATTTTTACGTAAACACAGGAAATGTAGAAGATTCCGCACGAAAAGCAGGATACGGAGAAAAAGCTAAAAAATATGGCAGTAAACTGATAAGCAAAGAGGCAATAAATTTAGAAATTGAAAAACTATACGATCAGAAAAAGAAAAATCTTTTGTATATGGCTTGTAGCGGATATGAAAGATTAGCTTTCGGTAATATCTCTGATGCTATTAAGTTAGTTTTCGCAGAAAATATAGATTTAATAAATATAGAAGAAATGGATTTTTTTAACGTTGCTGAAATTAAAAAGTTAAAAGATGGCGCTATGGAAGTTAAATTTTTCGATAGGATCAAAGCTTTAGAAAAATTACAACAAATGAACTTTTCAGAACAAAAACAAGCTTTATCATTTTATAATGCGATCGAACGAGGTACAAATATTTTTTGCGAAGATGTCCAAGCGTAAGGGGTGAATTTTCTTTGGAATTTAAAGAATTTTCACCAAAACAAATCAAAGTTTTAACTTGGTGGCATGAAAATAGTCCATATAAAAACTTCGACGCTCTTATCTGCGATGGCGCCGTGAGAAGTGGCAAAACTTTGTGTATGGGATTGTCATTTATAGCTTGGGCTTTTTATAGATTCGAAAATTCAAATTTCGCAATCTGCGGTAAAACTATTAGGTCAATAAAACGTAATTTTATAAATCCTATTTTCCCCATTTTAAACGAGCTCGGCTTTGAATGTAAACTAAAAATCTCTGATAATTTAGTTGAAATCGAAAGTTGTAATAGAAAAAATAAATTTTACCTGTTCGGTGGGAAAGATGAATCTTCAGCCTCTTTGATCCAAGGCATGACGTTGTCCGGAGTGCTTTTCGATGAGGTAGCTTTAATGCCAAAATCTTTCGTGGAACAAGCATTAGCTAGATGTTCAAGAGAACATTCAAAATTTTGGTTCAATTGTAATCCTCAATATCCACAGCATTGGTTTTACCAAGACTGGATCTTAAATTCTAAAAGTAAAAATGCATATTACTTACATTTTACCATGAAAGATAACCCTTCTATATCGGAAAAAATTAGGAAACGATATGAAAATTTATATTCCGGAACGTTTTACGAGAGATTCATAGAAGGTAAGTGGATAGCAGCTCACGGATTAGTTTATCCTGAAATGAGTAAACCCGATGCTTTCTGCGATGTACCGGAAGTTTTATTCGAGAAATACTATATTTCTTGTGATTATGGAACTGTAAACCCAGCATCTTTCGGATTGTGGGGAAAATATAACGGAGAATTTTATAGGTTTAAAGAGTATTATCACGATTCAAGAAAATTGGGGTTTCAAAGAACAGACGAAGAATATTATGAAGCATTGTGTGATCTAGCTTCAGGTTACAAAATAGACAAGATTGTGGTTGACCCTTCAGCAGCAAGCTTTATTACTTTGATCCGAAAACACGAGAAATTCCAAGTCGTACCGGCTAAAAATAACGTTTCTGATGGCATACGACAAGTCTCAACTGCCTTGAAAAATAAAAATATACATATTTGTAATACCTGTAAAGATTCAATGAGAGAATTTGGACTTTATAGGTGGGAGGATTCTGTCTGCAAAGATGTTCCCGTCAAGGAAAATGACCACGCTATGGATGATATAAGATATTTCGTGACAACTTTGATGGAAAAAGACGATGAGGATAGCTTTTTTGTATTTTCAGCAAATAGATTTTAAATTTCGCTGATTGCTACTCTTCGCCGCGAGAAGCAAGCCTTCGGCTTGCAAAGAACAATTGTTCTTTCTCAAATAAAGTTTTATTAAACTTTATTTGAGTTCTCGCGGCGAAAGGTAGCAATTAGCGAAATAGCAAAATAAAATTGAGGAGTGAAAACATATTGAATATTTTTAAGAGGAAAATATCAGAGACAAACTTACCTGTAAAAGCTGTAAACTCGATACAAACAGCGCACCCGTTCCGAGATCTAAAAACTTATGCGCCAAGTTGTAAAAATGAAATGAAACTTTATTCTCTTTTGAGAGAAGCAGTGCCTATAATCGACGCAGCAATCAACAAAACAGTCCGACTAGTTGGAGGTTTTCGCATTAAATGCGAAGATGAAGAAATAGAGCATAAACTCAATAAATTCTTATCTAACGTAAAGGTTAATTCGTCATCCGTCGGTGCAGAATCATTTTTAGCTATATATCTTGATCAGCTTTTAACATTCGGAACATCCGTTGGAGAAATCGTATTAAATAGCCAGGGAGACGAAATCTCAGCGCTTTACAACGCTTCGCTAAAGGATGTCGAATTAGTTCTAGATAAAAATCCATTGGATCTAAAAATATGCAGAAAAGAAAAAAATAAACTTATCCCACTTGAGTTTCCTGAACTTATAATAGTTTCATCGCTAAACGCAGAACCCGGCAAAGCTTACGGCACGTCGATTTTAAAGGGATTACCTTTCGTCAGCGGAATATTACTCACAATTTATAACACATTGGGTGTTAATTGGGAACGAGTAGGGAATTTAAGATTCGCTGTAACTTATAAACCTGGACCTGACGCCGGAGAAAAAGCTTACGCTAAGGAAAGAGCTATACAAGTTGCGAAAGAATGGCAAAAAACTATGAGCCCAAATTCAGGAGTGAGCGATTTTATCTCAGTGGGGGATGTAAATATCAAAGTTATTGGCGCTGATAACCAAATTTTAGATAGTCAAATTCCAGTAAAACAAATGTTAGAACAAATCGTCGCAAAGTTATCTATTCCACCATTTTTACTAGGATTATCTTGGTCTACAACTGAAAAAATGTCAACCCAACAAGCTGACATTTTAACAAGTGAACTTGAGTATTATAGAAGGATTTTGAATTCTGTAATTACCAAAGTATGCAACTTATGGCTTAGAGTTCATGGGTATTTTACAGATTTTAAAATAACTTGGGATAACATTAACTTGCAAGATGAAGTAGAACTTGCAAATGCTAGATTAACAAGAGCAAAAGCTCTCGAGATTGAAAAAAGATTGGGGATGTAAATTTGAAGGACGGATACATTGTAAAGGATATTACCTACGGAACGCCAACTGAAGAGGAACTCAAATCAATAAACCTATATACAAGACGAGAATTTAAAGCTGATGAAGTATATGTTTTTACAGTTATTTTGTGCGACAACGAAATCGATAGAGAATTCGAAAGATTTACAAAAAATGCTCTCATTAAATTATCTGAGCTCTTTGTTGGAAAAACAGGTATCTTAGATCATAACATGAAAAGCGAAAATCAAACAGCCAGAATTTTTTCCTGTGAAGTTGAGGAAGTAAAAGGAAAACTTACATCTGTCGGTGAACAATATTGTAGGCTAAAAGCTCGTGCGTATATGCCAAGAATCTCAAAAAATAATGATTTTATTTCTGAAATCGATTCAGGTATCAAAAAGGAGATTAGCGTTGGTTGCGCTGTAAGTAAGATCATTTGCTCAGTTTGTGGCGAAAATATGAAAAGTTTCCATTGCGATCATGTGAAAGGTAAAAAATATAATGGAGAAATTTGCCATTATATCTTAGATGACCCCGTGGATGCTTATGAATGGTCTTTCGTAGCAGTTCCTGCTCAAAAGGAGGCTAAGGTGATTAAATCTCTAGACTTTAATGAGAGAGGAGGTGAAAATAATTTGGAGGACGTACTTAAGATGTTATCTACTGACGAAACAGTAACGATTTCTAAAAGCCAAACTAAAGATCTATTAAAATTTATAGATGATCTAAAAAAACAAGCGGAAGATGGAAAGACTTACAAAGAAGACTTGCGCAAAGATGTAATGAAATATTGTTCTTTGACAGATCCTCAATTTGACATCAAAATTATGGATTCCGTTACTAAAAAAATGAACATTGAGGAACTTAAGTCCTTTAAAAAGGTATTTCAAAGTAAAGTAGATAAAACTTTCCCTGTAAAACCACAATTATTATCATCTTGCGAAAAAGAAAAAAAGAAAACTAAAAACACCGAGTTTAAAATTTGATCCCAGCTGCAACCACAAGGCATTTTCTTAGCAAATGCTAAGAAAAAAAGAACTATTAGTTCTTTAAATCGCAAAAAAATTTTTGCGATTTTGCCTTGTGGTTGAAAGTAGCAGCGTTTAAAAGTAAAATAAATAAAATTTAGGAGGAAAACAAAATGGCATTTTATGATTCATTGAGACTAGAGAAAGGTATGTACAATGTAAACTTTACAAAGGCTTTAGAGTCTTTAGATCCATCAGAAAACTATGAGGGCACAGAATTAGCAGGGCTAGACGCATATGAGCGTCAATTAAAGCGATTCGATATCAAAGTAAACGGCAAAAATTCAGATATGATTGAAAAATTCTTTCAAACATCCGATTCCGCAGTACTTTTCCCTGAATACATAAAAAGAGCAGTAGAACAAGGGATGACAAGTGCAAGCGTGTTGCCATCAATCGTAGCTACCGTTACCAAAGTTGACACAAAGGACTATAGACCTATAGCTCTTGCTACAGACGTAGGAAGTGGAAGCCAAGTAAACGAAGGAAATACCATTCCGGAAACTGTTATAAGTAACCAAGCAAATTTGATAACAATGAAGAAAAGAGGCAGAGTAATTTCTTCATCATATGAAGCTATGAGACTTAGCCGCTTAGATCTTTTCTCAGTTGCATTAAGGCAAATCGGTGCTGAGATTGCGAGAATGCAATTAGGTGACGCTGTGAGTGTACTTATAAGCGGAGACGGCAACTCGAACTCTGCTAGCGCTACAACTCCAGTATCTGACTCTGGTATAGCTTACGCTGATCTATTAGCTCTATGGGCAGATTTATCTCCATATGAATTAAACACAATCTTAGCTAACACCACAACAATGCAAGCAATATTATCATTAACGGAAATGAAAGACGCAGCTGCAGGACTTGATTTCCAAGGTACTGGAAAAATGATTACTCCTTTGGGAGCAAATTTAGTAAGAGCCGATAGTATGTCAAACAAAGTATTAGTTGGCTTTGATAAAAATTGTGCTCTTGAAATGGTACAAGCAGGTGACATCCTCATTGATTACGATAGATTAATCGATAAGCAACTCGAAAGAACTACAATCAGCAGCATAGTTGGTTTTGCTAAAATCTTTCCATCAGCTGCTAAAACTTTAACTTACGTTTAATATCAAATTAAGCTTCATTTAATGACTTGCGTGCCTTTGATTTATTCTTAGGCGCGCAAATTTAAATAAAAGTCAAAAACTTACAGAGGAGTGATTTTTTGGCAGTATCAGATGTAAAAGGAAGACTTTCTAAACTTACAGGGCTAACAGTCTCACAAATTACGGAAAATTGGGGAGATATTATAACAGAAGCTACAAATGAGATCGATAGCAAATTGCGAGATGGCGTCGATAAAGAAACCGTAAGCAATAGATTGGATGTAGCATATGCTGCTTTGAGCTTTTATAAGTACTCTTTATATAACGCTGAAGATATGGCAGTTGAATCTTTTTCTGCTGGTGACGTTTCTTTAAAATGCAATAAAAAAGCTCTTTTAGATAGAGCTTGTAGGGTTTGGCAAGAAGCTAAAACTAGCATTTGTGATTTATTGGAAGATGAGAATTTTTTGTTTAAAAGAACTGTTGATTGTTAAAAGTTTCTTTTGCAAAATATCGATTTAATCCCTATTAAAAAACGGGAGGTGTGAAAGCATTTGCTTTTTGAAATGCTCCTTAGAAGCTTATTTGTAAATGCAAAACAACTGCAAGCAATTTTACATTTAAACTTTCGTTTAAATGTAAAATTAACTCGCCAAATTTGGCGAGTTCCTAAATGCTAAAGCGTTTAGGGCTTGCAGCGCCCCTTTGAGATGCATTTTTAAGCTTTAAAGATCAAAAAGCAAATAAAAATCATGACGAGCAAATATGTAGACATGATGATAGAAAAATATGGCGAAGAAGTAAGTATCAGTTGCAACGATATGGCATCACAAAGTACAAAAGCATTCATTCAACCTTTAAGGAAAAAGGGTAATTCTTATTATGGGGACTATGGATCTGACCTTGGTATAATTGACGAATCCAACTATTTATATATCGGAAAAAAAGACGTACGGTTAGATTTATACCCATTTGACGCGGTAATTGAATCGAATGAAGATAAGTACATATTAAAAAAGGCTCACAAAGTATGCATAGGGTCAGATATCATTTACATATGGGGAATAATCCAAAAGTATAGTGGGGAGGATGATTAAATATGAATTCATTTACTGAAATAGTTGAAACGATCAAGGACCACTTATCTTCTCTAGATGAATTTGAAAACATTAATTTTATAATATCATCGCCGTCTTCTAAAGTACCTAATCCTGTTAACAAAATTTATGTGACGCTTGGAATAGACCAGATCGAGATTTCTCAAGGTGCTTTTTCAGGATATTTAGGAATACTTGAAGATAAAGAAATTTACGGAGATTTAAACGATATAAATGTTGGTATGAAAATTTATCTACCTCAAAATATGGACGGAGAAATTTGTTATGATGTTTTCTCGAAGATATACGGAGCTCTTCTCGAAGACGATAATAACTTCAATATTCAATCGATAAAATGCGAAAAAGTAAGTTACGACAATAAAATATCAGCTTATTCGATGGAATGCGAAATAAAAATCTCGATGTTGGTAGGACACGAAAATGTAGAAGAACCAGCGCTTGAACCGTAAAAAATGAAAAGTGGTGATCAAAAATTATAAACATCCCTAAAGTTAAAATTAAAGATATAAGCATTAATCATAACGGCGAAAAGATTGCAAATGTGCAAAGTTTAAAAGTAAAAATCACTCGGGAAATAGAGAAAATAGAGTCTTTTTTAGAACCAGAACCAATAAGCTTGTTACCGGGGAATGAGAAATATTTAATCTCTGTTTCAAAGATTTATTTAAATAAAGAATTGTTTACAGATTACGATGACTTTTTTACTATGAGTGATTTTTCTTTGACGGTTTCTTATCCCGGAAAAACAATTTATTATTCAAATTGCATTTGGACTAGTATAGAAGAAAATGTGAATCTTGAAGGAATTATAGAAAAAGCAGAAATTATAGCGAAAAATCGTATTGAAATAATAAGTGAATCAGAAGACGTTAGCGGGTGAAAATATGTTGGAAGAAATCAATATTTTAGAAGTAGACCTAAATGAAAACAATGAGAAGATTAATTTTATGGATGCAATGCTAGTAGAAGAAATCTGTGAAAAAATCGAGAAAGATTCAAGAAGATATAAACGATACCTAGGTAATGACGGTAAGGTGGTATTTTTATGATGTACAGTACCATGCAATATAAAGATTACGTTTGGACTAATAATCCCAAAACAATAAACATTTCATCAGAAAGAGATATAAAAGAATCAATAATACCTTATTGCGGAAATGAATTTCAAGATTACGGGAGAAAAAAACGCATAGTCAACGGATCGGGAGAATTTTTCGGCAGTGATTGCATAGATCAATATAATGTTCTTTTCAATGTATTTAAATCAGGAACATTAGGATACTTAAGCCTTCCAAACGTTTCTCCGTTTTTAGCAACTTTTAAATCATTAAAAATAGAAGGTAAACCAAAACCAAATGTTTTAAGTTACTCTTTCGAGTTTTGGGAATACATCAAAAAAGAAAACATCGATATAAAAACATTTAATAAGTTCCACGAAGTTTTGGAAAATGAAACTTTATGGGATATATCTTACCTATACGATATAGAGATTGAAAAACTTTTAACTTTAAATAAAAATATTAAAAATCCGAATGATTTAACTGTTGGAGAAAGGGTGTACTTAGAGTGAATTTCATAGCAACTACTATCAATGGAGAAGATATAAAATTAAAGTCCCCTGTAAAAGTTGAAATCAATAAATCCCAAGATGCTCCGGCCGATGATTTAGAAGCCACTTTTATCAATGACTTTAAAATCCCGGAAATTAAAACTATAAAAGCTTATGACAATGAAAATTTAATCTTCGACGGTATTGTCGACATTCAAGAATATATAAAAAATAATAATGGAAAATTTTTAAATCTAATTTGTAGAAGTAAGGCTGCTATTTTGCTCGATAATGAAGCATATCCTCAAATATATTACACACCGTCTTTATTTACTATATTCAATAGACACGTAAAACCTTATGGTTTTTCAAAGTTTATTGGCGACGATAAATCATTTTCTACTAACTTCGTAGTCAGTAAAGGTATGAGCGAATGGGAAGTACTTGAGAATTTTTGTATAGATTATTTGAAAAAAAGTCCTAAAATTACAGTTGACGGAATAGTGGACGTAAAAAGCGAAAATAAAAATAAACCTCTACTATTTTCAAATTCGAAAAATAACGCTATAAAGTATAATTCGATAACCATTTTTAATAAAAGATACAAGATATATTCCGAAATCCTTGCTAAAGAAGTTGGGAAAAGTGAATATAACTTAAACTTAGAAAACGAGAATGCAAAAAAACGAGATATAAAAAGAAAAAGATACATAAACCTTACAAATAACGAAAAGTCCACTCTATCGTATGCTAAAAGAATGTTAAAGTTTTCAAATGAAAGCTCTTATGAAATTAAATTAATTTGTCCGGGAAAAATTTTCGCAGAAGTTGGAGATTTGGTAAATTTAGAAGACGAATTAATCACAAAAGAATCTAATTTATTCATTTATAAAATTAAGTATACTTTAGATCAAAATTTAGAAAAAACTATCATAACACTTAGAAAAGGAGAATAAAGATGTGGGTTTCAAAGGAAATAGTTTCAGGAGAAAATGAGAAAAATACTGTATTTTTCGGAAAAGTAACAAACGCTAGTTCCGCTGGATTAAATGTGCAAACTGATATCGAAAACCGAAATACTAAAATAGTTTCCCCTTATGGAATAACCTCTATGCCGGAAGTTGGTAGTAAAGTCGTGATGACTAAAGTCGAGGATGAATTCTTGCTTACTGGCTCCCTTCAAGGTGACGCTTCACTCGAGCCGGGCGAGTTAATGCTTTACTCAGCAGGTGGAGCTAGCATTGTTTTAAAAAATAACGGTAAGGTTTTGATTAATGGCGTCGAATATACTCAGTAAGGCTACTTCAGCACTGTTGTGGCGCAGCCTTTTCAAAGCAAAGAAATCTTTGCTTTGAAATAAATTAATCGCCATTGGCGATTAATTTTCCCTATAATCATAAATGATTATAGGGGGCTGCGCCGTAAAGCTTAAAGAAATCTCGAATCTATAGAGAAAGGTGTGCAAAATTTGGATACAGCATTATATAATGGAGACTTTTTGCTGGATAATAGGAACAGAATAGTAGAAATATCCGGAATAAATGAAATCCTTCAAAAAATATCGATAATATTGAGTGTTAAAAAGGGAAGTTTTTGCTACGATAGAAATTTCGGCAGTGAACTTTATAAATTGAGAAATTACGAAGATCACTTAGAAGATAGAGCCAAAATGCTAGTAGAACAAGCATTATATAATTTAGATTATGTAAAAGTAAGCGATGTAGAAGTTGAAAATGACTTAGAAAACGATAAGATTACATTAACTCTACATCTGATTATCGATAAAACAAATTATTCCTTGGAGGTGAAAATTTAATGGAAAGCTATGAAGAAATATTATCGAGGATGAAAGAAGAATTTGAAAACTTATCTGGATTTAATCCGGATGAAGCGTCAGACATAGGAATAAGATTAAAAGTTTTAGCAGGAGAAATATTTGCGCTTAGTGCTAATGTCGAATGGTTAAAAAATCAGATGTTTACGAAAACAGCAACAGGAGAATATTTAGATCTGCACGCAAGTGAAAGAGGATTAGCTAGAAAAGAAGCAAAAAAAGCTAAAGGAACGTTAACTTTTTCAAGATCTAGCACTCTTGATTATGACGTTGAAATTCCACAAGGTACTGTTTGTAGTTTAAGTGGTACAGAAGGAATACGTTATGTAACAACTGAAGAAGCTACTTTAACTGCAGGAAATTTAACAGTGGAAGTACCGGCTGAATCTGAACTTGGCGGAAACGATAAAAATACTGGCCAGGATACCATTGTCGTAATGGTAACTCCACCTGTTGGGATTACATCTGTTACAAATGAATCGGCTTTTACGGGCGGAACCAACGCTGAAAGTGACGACGTCTTAAGAGAGAGAATCTTGGAAAGTTACAGAAATATATCAATCGGGAGTAACAATGCCTTTTATAAAGAAGAAGTTTTAAAATACGACGGGATACATTCAGCAAGCGTAATACCTACAGCAAGAGGAACCGGAACTGTAGATATATATGTTGCGGGAAAAGGTGAATTAGCAAGTGCTGATTTAATATCTACGATTCAAAGCGATATTTCAAACTTAAGAGAACTTAACTTAGACGTCCAAGTAAAATCTCCAACCTTAGTTAACGTGGATGTCATAATGAGTATCACGTTAAAATCAGGATACGTATTTAGTGAAGTCAGATCTGAATGCCAAAACGTTATAAATGAGTTTTTCGATAACCTGTCAATAGGCAAACAAGTGATCTTTGCCGCTATGGGGCATAAAATTTTCGAGATCGAAGGTATAAAAAATTACTCATTTAATGCAGGTTCAGATATAGACCAATTGATTGATAATGACGAATTGGCTGTGTTAGGTACATTATCAATTTCGGAAAGTTAGGTGCTAAAATGAATATAATTGATTCGATAAAAGAAAAATTATCTGTTTTTTCAATTTATAATTTAGATAACCAAAATAGCTTAGTTTTAGCAGAATTAAAAGCTTACCAAAAAGGGTTAGATCTTATAAAGGAAAGTTTAGATGAACTCGAAAGAGAATGCTTTTTGTCTACTGCTCAAAGTTTCGGACTCGATTTAAGAGAAAAAGTCTTATCGTCAAAAAAAGATGGTTTAACTTTCACTGAAAGACGCGAAATGCTTAAGTACCGATATTCAATCACATCAAATGACTTTAATAAAAACAGTATCGAAAAAGCTTTGATTGCAGCTGGTATTAGATGTTACATAATTGAAAATCCGGAAAATCAAAGCTTTTATATAAATTGCCTGGAAAGATTCGATACAACATTGTCTCAGATAGAATCTCAAAAATTAGCTGAAAAATTTTTACCGGCACACTTAACTTATGAGTTCGATTTTAGACCCCTTCAGTGGATCCAAATAGAGGATAGAAATCTAACTTTTCAACAAATGGATGATGCAGATCTAACTTGGAATGAAATCGATAACTACCAAGAAGTTTAATCTTGAGTTTAAAAATAAATATCTGCTTGCCTGCATTTTCAGGCGAAATATATCATATTTCATATGATATAAATGTTAAAAACATTTGAAACAATCAAAAGATTGTTTCATTTCGCCTGAAAATGCAGGCAAGCAGCAAAAATGGAGGAATAAAAAATGCCGACTCAAAATAAGACGACAAATTTTCAACTGAATAGCTGGTTAGCAACAGACAAGCCAAAAAGAGAAGACTTTGTAAATGATAATACAATTATAGATACGATTTTAGGCAATCACATAAATGACACCAACATACATCTTTCAGGAAATATCATGGATACTATAAATAGCAAATTTGTATGTGGAACAATCGTTGGAAATGGTGAAGCTAGCAAAGTTACAACTCTCTCATTTACGCCACAGTTATTTATAATTTTTTTAGTAAACCAGCCACCAGTAAAATATGATGCCAATAATGGATATTACCTATATAATTTCGCTGTAGGAAATGATACTTACGGTTGTTCAAAAGGAATAGTTATTAATGGATCTAATGTAACAATGAAGCAAACTCAATCGACCCCATCAGATGGAGTGTTTTTGAACTTAAATAAAAACTATGGTCAATACATTTATTTTGCTATAAAAGCGTAA